ATTCAACAGCAACAATCCGCTGAAGTAATATTAAATAAATATTTTCCAACACCTCCTCAAAACCCACCATCACCTCAACCTCCCTATTATGATAACAATTTATCATATGAAGTAGAATCTACTCAAGCTAATTTAAAATTTGATAATGGTAAAGTTGAGTTTTCACAAGATGAAGAACAATATGTAATAGTTGAAATTCTTCCTGATGAAAATGCCAAACCACTCCCACCAGGATTACTTCAAGTTGAAGAAAAAAATTATTTAAATCAAAAAGATCTTTTACAAAAACAAAAAGCAGATTTACAACAAAAACTTGAGAATATATTAAATGATCCATATAAACGTGTAAAAAAACAAAGAGAAAGAAGACAAAAAAGAGTTAAACAAAGAAAACAAAGAAATAAAACTAAAAGAGAAAGAGAAAAAAAACGTTTATCTTTAAAAGTTCTTAAACAAGCTGCTAAAACTTTAGCTCCTATAATTGCTTTATATGGAACTAAATACTTGTTTATTATTGTATCTAATAATAAAAAATTACAAGATTTAGTTGATAATACTAATGATGTTATTAGTAATGCTACTACTCAACAAGATATAAATGCTGCTAAAGTTTTAAGGAATTCTACTTTATCTATATTAAATGATAATGAAAAAAAAGTATTATCTTTACAAAAATTAATTGATAAAATAAATAAAATAATAACTATATTAAATATAACATTATCTATTGTTATATTATTATTTACAATACCCAAACCATTTGGTTTAGGACCTACAATGCCAACCCCAGTAGCAAATAAAGTTAAAAAATTACAAGATTTAGTTTTTGCATTAAATATAATTTTATCTATATTACAAGGAATGATAGATGTTATATTAGAAGATTTAAGAGATTTAAAATCCCAACTACAGAATATTAACGATATATTAGATAATACTGCTTTAAATAATTTATCTGATATTGAATTACAAAATTTTATTAATGATTTACAAAATCAATCTTCTAAAATAAATTCTATTACATTCCCTGAATATAAAGGATTTAAATTTGCTATTAAAGAAGAAGAAACTTTAGGTGCTCAACAAGCAATAGTAGTTAGAGGTAATATTAAACGTAGATATGCTGTTGCTATTGATAGAGATGGGGTTGAAGTATTAAAAAGTGAATTATCTTTTACATTAGACCCACCAGATTTAGTAGAACAATTAAAATTAATAATAGATCAACAAAATTTACAAGGATAAAATATTTATACATATGAAAGTAGACTTATTTAAAAAACTAATTAAAGAAGCTGTTGCTGAAGCGGTAAGAGAAGAATTAAATACTATTTTTAGTGAGGTCCCAAAACAAAAATCTATTCAAGAATCACAAACATTAAACTTTACAAGTAATGATGTTATGACTGCTCGTACTAACATTCGTGAAAAGATGAGCAGTATGTTTGGATTTGATCAAAATTTAAACATGAATGGAAACTCATCAAATAGTACTTTACAAGTAGATAATAATGCTGAAAATCCATTTTTATCTTTTATTGCAGATGCTGCTGCTAATATGACTCCTCAAGAAAGAGCAGGTTTAAAAAACTTAGGATAAAATGGCAATACCACAGGCAACACGTGTTAACCCTTTAGATTTGCAAAAAAATATTGCAATTGGAGTTTCTTTACCTTTTGGTGTTTGTGGTGATGATAGATTATTTAATAAAACGTATAGTACTAAAGATCAAACAAAATCAAATTTAATTAATGTATTATTAACTAATAGAGGAGAAAGAGTATTAAATCCTAGTTTTGGATCAAATTTAAAACAACTTTTATTTGAACCAGCAACTAGACTATTAGAAGACGATATAAAAAATACAATTATAACAACAGCAAATATTTATATTCCTGAAATAACAATTGTTAGAATTGATATTGATAATAGTCTTATTGAGAATAATCAAGTTAGTGTTTCTATCAATTATGTATTAAATATATCAGGAGATGCTGATCAAATACTTATACAATTTCAATAATATATAAAATGTCAGATAAAAATATATCATATTTAAATAAAACATTTACAGATTTTAAATCTAATTTGGTTAATTATGCTAAAACATATTTTCCAACTACATATAATGACTTTTCAGAAGCATCTCCTGGTAATATGTTTATTGAAATGGCATCTTATGTGGGTGATGTAATGTCATTTTATGTAGATACTCAAGTTCAAGAAAATTTCTTACTATACGCTAAAGAAAAAGAAAATTTATATGCTTTATCTTATGCATTTGGATATAGACCTAAAGCATCATATGCTTCTTCTACTACAGTAGATATATATCAATTAGTTCCTTCTCAAGTTATTGATGGAATAACTAGTCCTAATTATAATACATATGGATTAATTATTCCTGAAAATACATCACTAACCTCTAATAGTACAGGTATTAAATTTATTACTACAGATAAAATAGATTTTACAGATACTGGTTCTACTGAAATTACTTTTGTAGATGCTAATTATTATTTATTTAAAAAATCAGTAAAAGCTATTTCAGCTGAAATAAAAACAACTACTTTTACTTATGGTAGTCCTCAAAAATTTCAAACATCTACTATTACCGATACTAATATATTACAAATATTAGATGTAACAGGAAGTGATTCAAATAAATGGTATGAAGTACCATATTTAGCTCAATCAAGTATATTTGAACCAGTTTCAAATCCAACATATAATACAGATCAAGTACCTTATTTATTATATTTAAAAAAAGTTCCTAGAAGGTTTGTATCTAGAATAATATCAGATAATACACTACAATTAGAATTTGGTGCTGGTCTTTCTAATTCCTCAGATGAGCAAATTATCCCAACTCCTGATAATATTAGATTAGGATTAGTACCTGGAATATCTGATTTAAGTGATAATTATAATAAAGCATCTGTATTTTTTACAAGAGAATATGGTTTAGCTCCATCAAATATAACTTTACAAGTTAGATATCTAGTTGGTGGAGGTATTACTTCTAATATTCCTTCAAATGATTTAACTATAATTGATACTTCTGGAGTTTATTTTAAAAATGGTAATCCTGGAGGAGCTATATCAGCTACAGTATTAGGAAGTGTTGTTTCAACAAACTCCACACCAGCTATTGGTGGTAGAAATGGTGATGAAATAGAAGAAATTAGAAATAATGCTTTATTCTCTTTTTCTTCACAAAATAGAGCTGTAACTAAAGATGATTATATGGTTAGAGCTTTATCATTACCTTCTGACTATGGTAGTATTTCTAAAGTATATATTACTCAAGATTTTGAAAATACTCAAATTATAGAAACCACAACAACTACTAAAAACCCATTAGCATTAGATTTATATATTTTAGCATATAATTCAAATAAACAATTAATACCTGCATCTTTAACTTTAAAAAATAATTTAATAACATATCTAAATCAATATAGAATGATTACTGATGCTATTAATATTAAAGATGCATTTTATATTAATATAGGTATTAATTTTGATATCACTGTGCAATCAGGATATAATAATAATGATGTAATTACCAATTGTATAACAGTTTTACAAAATTATTTTAATATAGAAAGATGGTCAATTAACCAACCTATTATATTATCTGAAATAAATTCAATTTTACTTCAAATTAATGGAGTACAGTCAGTAGTAAAAGTAGAAATAATTAATAAACAAGATACTACTGGAATTACATATTCAGAATATGGGTATGATATAACAGGAGCAACAAAAAATAATAGTATTTATCCTTCATTAGATCCTTCTATATTTGAAGTTAGATATCCTAATACTGATATTCAAGGAAGAGTAGTAATATAATTAAAATTTTATTAAATCTATTAGAAGCTTCAATAATAAAAAATTGGAGCTTTCTATATTTATACCATATATAAAACACAATAAATGGCTGTATATAAAATATTTCCCGAAAAAAGCGCAACTCTGTATTCTTATTATCCTAATAAAAACACAGGATTAGATGAAATTTTAGAAATTAGTACTTTTCTTTCATACGATAATACTAATGAAGTATCTAGAGCTATTATTAAATTTCCTACTGATCAAATTAATGATATTATTACTAATAAAGTTAGTGGTAGTAATTATGATGCTTACTTAAAATTATATTTAGCTAATGCTTCTTCTATCCCTGTAAATTATACTTTGTTATGCCATCCTATTTCAGGAAGTTGGGAAAAAGGAACAGGAAGAGAATCAAATTCTCCAGAAACAACAAATGGAGCTAGTTGGAAATATAGAAATCAATTAAGTGGTAGTACATGGTTTAGCACATTTCCTACAGGTACAACAGGATCATATACTGGATCTAATTTAGGAGGGGGTTTATGGTATACTTCTTCTTTATATCAATCAACTCAATCATTTACTTATATTACTTCAAAAGATATTGAAATTAAAGTAAGTAATACAGTAAATGCATGGATGTCTTCATCTATAAGTAATAATGGTTTTATTTTAAAACATTCTTCATCTTTTGAATTTACTACTCAATCTAAATTTGAATTAAAATACTTTTCAGAAAATACACATACAATATATCCCCCATGTTTAGAAATTAGATGGAATGATTTTTCATATTCAACTGGTTCTTTACCTACTGTAACATCTGATTTAATTGTTGCTAGTATTCTTAATAATAAAAATGAATATCAACAAGACTCAGTTCAACGCTTTAGAATTAATATAAGAGATAAATATCCTGCTAGGAGTTTTCAAACTTCTTCTGTATATTTAAACAATAAACTATTACCTACAGCTTCATATTGGTCTATAAAAGATTTAGATACTGAAGAAATAGTAATT